AAAAAAGAATATAATGGCTAATAGTATAAATATTAAATTCCCTTTTAAAGAAACTAATGTTGGTGGAGTATTTGATACTAATCAAACTACAGACCAAGCTTTAAAAGCAGATTTAATATCATTATTAACAACAAGAAGAGGTCAAAGACCTATGAGAAGTAATCTATTTTCTCCAATATATGATTATATAATGGAACCTTTAGATGATTTTATAAAATCAGAACTAAAAAGAGAAATAGAACAAAAGGTTGGAGAATTTATACCACAAATAACTATAACAGCTATTTTGTTTACTGAAGAAGAAAATTTGTTAACAATAGAAATTACTTTTAGAATAGACACTTTCTTTGGGGTTCAAGATACAATAATACTGAACATACCTAGAGAAATTAATTAACAACAAAGTATAAAAAATTATGCCAGAAATAAAAAAACAAGATTACCTTAAAAGAGACTTTTCAACTATAAGATTAGATATTGAGAAGATTTTAAAAGTGTATTTTCCAAGGCAATGGCAAGATTTTAATGTTGCTAGTGCTGGTATGGCTTTAATAGATTTGTTAGCTTATGTTTCTGATTTGTTATCTTACTATACAGACAAAAGGTTTAACGAACTCTTTCTTGATGGAGTGTCTGAAATATCTTCAGCATATAGACTTGCAAAAACTTTAGGATATAAAGTACCTGGAGTTAGGGCTAGCTCTACATTAGTAGATGTAATCATTAGAGTTCCTGCCATATCTACAGGGCCAGACGAGCAGTATCTACCGATTTACAGACCTGGAGTTAGGCTTGATGGTAATGGAATTACTTTTGAAACTGTAAATCAAATAGACTTTTCTAGTGATTTTTCTGAAAACGGATTTACAAACAGAACAATAAACCCTGTTTTTGATTCTTCTCAAAACATCTTGGGTTATGACATAGTAAAAAGAGAGTTTGCAGTTGCGGGAGTCACTACTGTTTTACAAAAAGTAATAACAGATGCAGATTCTGAAACACCTTTTTTTGAAATATTTTTAACTCCAACAAATGTTTTAGAAATCATGGATGTAATAGTTTTACCTGGTATAAACATAACAGAACCACCATCTTTTACTGATTATAAAAATTTTGATATAAAATATTATGAAGTTGACCACCTAGCAGAAGATGAAGTTTTTACAGATGACACAGGAAAGTCTAGCGATTTCTTTCAATTTGGAAAATGGACTAAAGTAAATAAAAGATTTACAAAAGAATTTATGTCAGACGGCTCTTGTAAACTAACTTTTGGAGGAGGAACTCCAAATGTAGATGCTTATGCTGATTATTTAAACAATTTAGCTTTATCCAATTCTAGTGAAATTGACTATCAAAGAGTTTTAAACAATACATCACTTGGAGAAAAATTGCCTGCGGATTCTACTATTTTTATAAAATATAGAACAGGAGGAGGTGAAGCTTCAAATCTTGGTAGTAACGTTTTAAGGGGCGTTAGTAACATAAATGCAGTCATACAAGGTGTAGATTCCTCTAAAAACGATGCCGTTTTGTCTTCAACAAAAGGAACAAATGTAATACCAGCATTAGGCGGTAGAGGGCTGCCTTCAGTTGAAGAGATTAGATATGCTGCATCTAGTAATTTTGCTGCGCAAGAAAGGTGTATAACGTTAGAAGATTATATTTCTAGAGCAAAACAGTTGCCTGGTAGGTTTGGAGCGCCCTTCAGAATAAGCGGAAGAGTAAATGATAACAAAGTTCAGTTATATGCATTATCTAAAGATGCAAATGGAAAAATTGCAACAACCTCTTCTAATTTAATTAAAAACAATATGGCCAACTATCTTGCTAAGTATAGGTCTATAAATGATTATGTTGAAATAAATGATGCTAAAGTTATTAATTTATCTTTTGAAGTAGATTTGTTTATAGATAAAAGCTTTAACAGTAATGAAGTAAAAGTAAGTTCATTAGAGCAAATGAAAGATTATTTTAACATTGACAAATGGGATATGGGACAACCTGTATATATTTCTCAATTAACCGATATATTAAGAGAAGTTCCAGGCGTTATAAATGTGTCTGATATTAGAGTTTATAATATGGACGGAGGAAATTATTCATCAACATTGATATCACAAGCAAATGGACCTACGCTTCAACTGGCTTCTAGCACTGCTAGTGCTGCAAGAAAAACTTTAATTAACTTAATAGATAACACAGTATATTCTACGCCGTTATCCATGTTTGAGGTTAAATATCCTGATTCTGACATTAAAGTAAGAACTGCTTAATTTGTTCTGACAGACTTAGAAAGTATGGCTTGTATATTTTCATCAGCAAGAAATTCAGTTAACAACTCAATTTCTTCTACTGTAGCATATGGCTTTTCTTGAGGAGTGTGTTTATGATTTAAACAAAATCTTATTATTATTTTTAACAACTTTACCAATTCATCTCCTAATACTAAAGGGTGTAATTTTTTTGCTGTTTCTCCGTAAACGTTTAATTCTGGGTTAGTTGAATTTTCAACATTTGATAAATCTATTAGGTTGCCATCTTCATCTAACGGTCTATTTTGCGCAGAAGAACTATTAGATGAAATTAAATTAATATTTGAGCCAACAATGTTTGTTTGAGAAAACCCTTTTGTGATTACAATTTCTTTATCTACAGCTAAGGTGCCTTTGGCAAACTCTGTGTCCGTAACAGGAAGATTGTCTACCATTTGAATATAACATTTAGTCTCTTTGTTTGTCTCAAAAGAATTTTCTTTTAATTGACCTGCAGTAATCAAAACTTCTCTAGACTTAAACGATATGCTAGCATTATCTTTACCATCTATCCTAATGTTGTCTTGTTCAAAAAAACTATTAGGATTTATAGGCTGATTAGGAGCATCTACTTTTCCGTAAGAATTAATATTAAAAAGTTGATTTGCTGAAGATGTGGTTTCGAATTCAGATTGAGCTTTTTTTACGCTTCTTATTGGTCCTATGTAAAACCTTCTAGAAGACTGGTCTTTAGGGTTTTCTAAAAAAACATAAACTAACTCTCCTACTTTGGGTATAACATTTACAAATTGATAAATTAAAGGAAAAGCATATTTGGGTATATTATCATTTTTATCTTTACCTGGCTGCTCTTCTCCGTTAGCATTGTTAAAATCTATAATACTAGCTTGAATCCTTCCCATGTTAGACCTATCTTCATTGTCTACGACTCTAGCTAGGTATATTATCTTATCACCTTTGGTTGCACTTCCAAAGACTGAAGATTGTCCTCCCATTATACTTAAGCTACTAGATAAATCGTCTACTCCTCCCATTTTAATTTTTTTTAGCTTCTTGTTTTAGTTTATGATATTTTAGCTCTAAATCTTCCAACTCTTCTAATAAGGAGTCTATTTTCCCTTTTGTTTCTACAAATTTATCTACCGTATCTTGTATCTCTCTTAAAATTTGAGTCTTACTCTTTTTTTCAGTTTTTTCCATAATACCATTAAGTTGCTAAACCACTTCCGCTGTGTGGCGCTATATTCGACCCAGTAGTAAAAATGGGACCACCTGCATTTGCTCCACTTCCAAGGACTGTCATGCCAGCATCTACTGCTATGTCAACTCTCATATCAGACTGTATTGCATCTACTATTTCATCCGTTAAAACTCTTGTATATTCTTCCATAACATTAGGAGTTCCGCCTTCTAGAGGGCCGTTGGGAATTCCTATTTTTTCGAATTTGGATATAACTTCTGAACTTATAACATCGCTATCTAGGCCAGGCCTTGTTTTTGCTAACAAAATTTGAAACAAACTAAATTTAGGTATTTTCAATCTGTTTTCTTTAAACAAAAACAATATAAAATTAGAAAGTGCTTCAGATTTTTGTAATTTTTTATCTACTTTTATGCATCCCATATTTATAAATATTATATTTTAATTTTAATCAACAATGTCACCTCCAGCAGAATCGCCGCCTTCTGATTTCTTTTTATCAAGAAAGCTAAAAATATCTTTTAATCCGCTTTCTTTAAATTGTTGTACTTCTTCTTGAGCTTTGCTTAATTTCTCTTGTGTATTAGAAGCAAAATTGTCTAACTTACTCAAAAACTTACTTCTTTCTTTTTGTCTTCTAACTAGTTTCAATATTTTTTCTTTTGCCTTTTCTTGTATAAGTTTTGCAATTTTTGCCTTTGCTTCAGAAACTAATCTTTTTATTAACATAGAAAGAACAAGAGAATATAGCGAATTTATTATACTTTTAGCAAATGATGATTTTTCTTCAAAATCTTGTTTGTTTCCACTTTTACAAGCATCAGCTATTTGACAAGGACTAGATAACAATTCTTGTGGACTAATTGATTCTTGACCAGTTTTTGTAAGTTCTGTATTTAATATGCCAAAAACTTGGTTAATTTCTGGACTTACACTGAATGCAACACTAATATATTGCATTATCTTATCCATTAACACCTCAAAAAAGCTTCTTCTTATTGCGGTAGCATCTTCTTCATTTCTTTGTCTCTGCATTTCTGATTGAACGTAATCACCTAACAAAACAAAAGACTCTGCAGGGTTAGGCCTTTGATTTTCTGGAACTCCCGTATTTACTGAAGGTAATAAATCAAATTCTTCTTCAAAATTTTGTGGTAACTGTATTTCAACTTTTTGACAAGAAACAGTTAGCTCTATTTTGCCTGATTCTAACTGTTTTTTAAGTTCTATTCTATTAAATTCTAACTCTTTTTCAGTTACACTAGGATTATTTGATACTGTAAACATTTTTTCACCACAAGCCGCAGAGTTTAGTAACTTCTCTTGAGTTTGAGGGTCTTCACTCATTATTTCTTTTGGCCCAAAAATCATTTTAATAATTTGAGCAACTAAAGCACGTTTACCAGCAGTTAATACAGGCCTCAAGTATTTGGTTAAATACTCTTCATTTGAAAGTCCTATATCATCTGGATTTACTCTAAAAGAAAATGTGCTAGCCAATGTAGATTTTAAATCTTGTCCTATACCAGACAATCCAGCAGCTAATACATCTTCATCTATTACAATGTTTGCTTCTACATTTCCAACAAATCGAGTTACCGCATCTGTTACTACTGTAGTACTGCCTGTATTTCCTGTTGCTGGCAAAAATATTGAAGATTCATTTTCTTCTGGCACTATAAATTGAGCCCCTTGAGGGGGATATAAAACATCATTAACAATTCTTTCTGTACCTAAAGAATGTTGTAAACTTTCTTCTGCCAATGGATTATTTAAAGAAAATTCAT